GCCGCCGCGAGAGCCGCAATTACAGACATTCCTTCTGAAGAAGTCTAAGGTAAATTACCATGGGCGCATTAGAACGCAATCCATCCAGTCGTGATATTCTTCAATCCACAAAGTTTAAACTCAACTTTGTCCGTTTGCCGGGATTAACATTCTTCTGTCAGACGGCTAATCTTCCCGGTATCTCGCTTACGGAAATTCCAAGAGGCACACCTTTTGTGGACCTCTACCTTCCCGGTGAGAAAGCTATCTACGATACTCTGAACGTCACCATGCTAGTCAATGAAGATTTGAGCGACTGGTTGGCTGTTCATGATTGGATTCGTGCAATGACTTTTCCGAGAGAGTTCGAAGAGTATGCCAAGATGGGTGATAAATTTCGTGACACTCAAGTTCACCGGGGATCAGGTGTAAAACTTCCGCCGCAGTATTCAGATGCCTCAATGACTGTTTACACTAATAAGAATAATCCTAATATCCGTATTCTTTACAAAGATGCTTTCCCGACAACTCTAGGTGGAATTATGTTTAGTGCGCTCGACTCAGCCGAAAACATCATTACGGCTGACGTTACCTTTAGATATTCCTACTATAACGTCGAAAGAATTTGATTTTCTTATCCTGATATGATATGATAGTCATATGATTTGATAGGAGTTTATCATGAGTAAGTATGTTGCGCCTAATTTGGATGAGTTGATTGCCGAATGGGAAATTGATTCGAAAGTAGATACCACTAATCCCGGTGGTGAAATGATTCGAATTCCAGTCATTCACAGTAAGTACAATAAGTATCTGTCTTTACACAAAATGTCCAAGGCACGGCGAGCCGCAGAACTTAGCACCCTTCAGAAAAAGAAGTACCTCTACTACAGCGGAAAAATGACTCAGGAAGAAATGACTGAGTTAGGTTGGGAGCCGTTCAGATTCTTGTTGAAATCCGACTTGTCCGTATTCATGGACAGTGACGACGATCTGCAAAAGATTGGAGCTATCATTGCATTCCACGATGAATGTGTATCATTCTGCACCTATGTCATGAAAGAACTCAATAACCGCACATGGCAGATGAAGGAATGGATGGCATGGGAACGGTTCGAACGTGGAAGCTGATATCCATTTCGAACAAACAGACAACGTATGGGGAAGAGTAAAATGTGAGGATAGCACGGCAGCGGAGCTATCCGACTACTTCTGTTACGTAGACCCTAACGCTAAGTTTCATCCCAGAACTCCCGGTTCAAGACGGAAGTGGGATGGAAAGACGTACTTATTCTCTTTCAAAACGCACAAGATTTACGCAGGACTGATGCCATACGTGCAGCAGTTTGCCAAAGAACACAACTACACGTTCTCCCATACCATGCTCAAGGGGAGTGTCCTTGAAACTCCACAAAAGAGTCATGTAACACCGTGGAATATTCCAGAGGCTACAACTCCACGCGACTATCAATGGGTAGCTTACCTATGGAGTCTCACTAAGAAGCGTGGCGTGATTATCTCACCTACGGCTTCCGGCAAGTCTCTGATCATCTACATGATATCACGATGGCTGTTGGAACATGGTAAGAAGCGCGGCTTGCTGATTGTGCCGACAACCTCTCTAGTCGAGCAAATGTACTCCGACTTCCGTGATTATGGGTGGGATGTAGAAAAGAACTGCCAGAGAATATACGAAGGATTCACTAAGGATGCATATGCACCCATGGTTATTTCTACATGGCAAAGCATCTTTGATCTGCCAAAGAAGTATTTTGCGCAGTTTGATTTCGTTGTCGGTGACGAAGCTCACCAGTTCAAGGCTTCCTCACTTAAGGGCGTGATGACGCAGCTAGTCAATTGTGACTATCGTATTGGAACTACCGGCACCCTAGATGGGTCTAAGGTAAACAAGCTTGTGCTAGAAGGGCTGTTCGGTCCCGTACAACGAGTGGCAACCACAAAGGGGCTGATGGACAAAGGACAACTGGCGCAGCTTGAAATCAAGTGCCTAGTCCTTAAGTATCCAGAAGCAATATGTAAAACGGTAAAAGGGCAGTCCTACCCTGACGAGATTTCTTTTCTCTGTGCCAACGAATCCCGCAACAATTTCATAGTCAACTTAGTGGAAAAGCTTGACGGCAACACATTGATCCTGTATAATTACGTGAAGCTGCACGGCATTCCTCTTCATAAGATGATCGAAGAACGTCTAGCAGGAACCGGTAGAAAGGTTCATCTGATTCACGGAATGGTGGACACCGAAGAACGTGAGTTAGTACGTAAGATTACTGAGACAGAGACAAACTCCGTCATTTGCGCATCCTATGGAACTTTCTCCACAGGCACTAACATAAAGAACCTACATAATGGTATCTTCGCTTCACCAACGAAGAGTCAGATTAGAACATTGCAATCTATCGGCAGAGGATTGCGGTTGGGTGAGTTTAAGGATTCTTGTACTTACTACGATATCGTGGATGATTTACGATACGGTAACTATGTCAACTTTGCATTGAAACACTATGAGGAACGAGTTCGCATTTACAACGAAGAGAAGTTCTCCATTAAAACAATCAACATAGGATTACGCTAATGCACCAACCAGTACAGCCGACTCCACCAGTTATCCGATTCTATAAACTAAAAACCAATGAGGATATTGTAGCCTTTGAATTGGAAAATTTAGATGGGCTATTTAGAATTCGCAGACCCCTCTCAATATCCGTAGATAATGAAGTTATGGGAGGAAGACAGTTACTAAATGTCAGAGAATGGGTACCACCCATTGTTTGTTCTACTGATGAAATCTATCTTCCGAAAGAATATGTCATGTTTTCTACAGATGTAAAAGAATCCTTTAAGGAAGAATTCATACATGCTACCGAATATCTCTACTCCGTAGAGTCTGTAAAGAAGTCAAGAACAACTAAGTCGGATAATGTTATTCCCTTAATGCTTAAAGACCCATCTACTAAACCTAATTGAGTCTATTCTTAGACTCTTCTTTTAAACCCTTCAAACGAGCGACACACTCAGTATACACACTAAACAAGGAACTGTCAAGTCTAAACCATGGCGAAAAATAATTACGTTGATAACAAGCTATTTCTAAAAGAGATTACTGCTTACCGCAAGGCTGTTCGCAAAGCCAAGCGTGAAGGGGTTGAGAAGCCCAGAATTCCAGAGTACGTCGGAGAATGCTTCATGCTAATTGCAGAGAACATGAGTCATAAGTACAATTTCCTGACCTATTCGTGGCGGGATGAGATGGTCGGAGATGCGATTGAAAATTGCATCACCTATGCAGATAACTTTAATCCGGCTAAGTCGAAGAATCCATTTGCTTATTTCACCACAATATGCTATTATGCATTCTTGAGGCGCATTCAACGTGAGAAAAAGCAGTTGTATGTGAAGTATAAGTCAACTGAGATGCACGGCATTCTGGATGACTTTAACCAAATGGAATCTGACGACGGCATGACTCGACAATTTGACCAGTACGACAACATCAGTGAATTCATCAAGAAATTCGAAGATGCAAAAGCTGCGAAGAAAGCCAAGGCTGTTGCGAAAGGTTTAGAGAAATATATCGAATGAAATATGATCGCATCAAAGGTGTTTGGGCAGGGTCCGGCTGTAGTGGGCGTAAAGCTAGAGCAGCCGTAAAGAAGCGTGTGTTGCGCCGCGCTAAAAGGCGCAAGGATAAAGAATGAAAATCGCAATTCTGGGTGACACCCATTTTGGACTTCGCAATGACTCAGCCGTGTTCAACGATCTTGCTCGCAAGTTCTACACAGAGGTATTCTTTCCCTATCTGGAACATTACGGCATTGGCACCGTGATCCAGTTGGGTGATTTGTTTGACCGGCGTAAGTACGTCAACTTCAACACTCTTGCTACAGCCAAGGAATACTTCTTTAACGAGCTAGACAAACGGGACATTACTTTGTATGCCTTGCTTGGCAATCACGATATCTTCTATCGCAACACACTCAAGGTCAACTCACCCTCTCTGGTATTATCTGAGTATTCCAGAGTGCATCTAATTGATCGTCCTTCCACGATTGTCTTCGATGGTGTTCCTGTAGACATGATACCGTGGATTTGTGAAGAGAACGAAAAGGAAATCGTAGAGTTCATCAAGAATACCAAGTCCGACTTTTGCTGTGGGCATTTCGAATTGCAAGGATTTGAAATGGATCGTGGCAACATATGCCATGAAGGTATGGACATGACCACGCTTTCCAAGTATGAAAAGGTAATCTCAGGTCACTTCCACCATCGGTCTGAAAAGGGCAACATCCTGTATACCGGCGTTCCATTCCAGATGACATGGGCAGACTGGAACGATGGAAAGGGTTTCCATATATTCGACACCGAGACTCGCGAGATTGACTTCATCATCAATCCACATGAAATCTATGTGAAGTTTGAGTACAACGACGAAGACCTGTACTTCGATGATATTCAGAACGCAGACTATTCGATCTTCACTGGCAAATACGTAAAAGTGATTGTCGTCAAGAAAGGTAATTCTTTCCTTTTCGAAACTCTGATCGAAGCTCTCACTAAAGCTAATCCTCATGATGTAACCATTGTTGAAGACTTCTCAGATGTAAGTCTGATTGAAAATGGCGAGGAAGTGGATCAGGCTGACGACACTCTTTCAATCATCGACAAGGTGGTTGACGGTATGGAAATCGAACTGGATAAACCTAAGTTGAAGGGTGTCCTGCGGGGCATCTACAACGATGCACTGGCACTTGAATCATGACCGATTATCGTAAAGTAGAATTTCTGGTAGACCCTGAAACGTTTGCTCCAACTTACCTAGTGACCATTCCGCTTACCATGGAAATCATAATGGATGCGCACTATGGTTCGTATGGTCAGAATATCGAAGGCTTGGAAAGAATGATAGGTGCCGTTGTCATTGACATGATTAAGAAATACAAAAGAGAACACCAGACATGATTACCTTCCACACAGTCCGTTGGAAGAATCTACTTTCAACCGGCAACGTCTATACTGAAATCCAATTAGATCAGCATCAGAACACACTCATTGTCGGTGAGAATGGTGCGGGTAAGTCAACCATTCTGGATGCGTTGACCTTTGCGCTCTTTGGTAAGCCGTTCCGCAACATCAACAAACCCCTGCTAGTCAATTCCATCAACGGCAAGGAATGTGTGGTGGAAGTTGAGTTCACGACCGGCAGTAAGAAGTATCTTGTGCGGCGCGGCATCAAGCCTGCGGTGTTCGAAGTCTATACGTGGGACTTCAACGGAGTTCAGTGGAATCTACTGAATCAGGATGCTCGCGCGGCTGACTATCAGGACATGCTTTCCCGGTTCATTCTCAAGATGAACTATAAGTCTTTCACGCAGATTGTCCTATTAGGTACCGCATCCTTCGTTCCTTTCATGCAGTTGAAAGCGGCTGACCGGCGTGAGGTTATCGAAGACCTCCTCGACATTCAGATTTTCTCCAACATGAATACGGTGGTCAAGGATCGTCTGTCTGTTATCAAGGGGCAGATGCAGGAGTACAAGATTCGTCTTGAATCAGTCAAGGAAAAGATTGATCTGCACAAGAAACATCTTGAAGAACTCAAGCGTAACAACGAGGAAATGATTGCCTCAAAAAGAGAGCAGATTGAAAACTCCAAGCATCAGATCATTGAGCTTGAGATTACTGGCAAGGAACTGCAAGCGAAAGTCTCCTCTCTATTGGAGAAAATCTCTGATGAAACCACCCACCGCAGTAGGCATCAGAAACTCGTAACTATAGGTACGAAAATAGACACCAACAAAAAGAAGATTGAAAAGGAAGTGGAGTTCTACAGGGGAAACAACTCTTGTCCAACTTGCCGACAGAATATTGATCCTTTACACAAGTTTACAGTCATGAGCGAGTGCGAACATAAGATTAGTGAACTGGAAACTGCCCTCACCATGTTACAGGAAGAACAAAATGCAGTCATCAAAAGACTTACAGAAATCTCCCAAATCAACGGAGAAATCTCCCAACTCGGGCGTGACATTGCTAATAATTCTTCTGCCATTTCTCATACAAGAAAGTATATTACTCTTCTTGAACAAGAAATTGGGAGACTTACAGAACAGCATAACGGCGGCAGTGAGTCTCGCGACCAGTCCGTTGAACTATTTGAAGAACTCACCGGCTACATCGAAAAGCGCAAGAAAGCCACGGAAGAAAAGCAGTACCTCGACGTTGCCGCGCACCTCCTCAAAGACGGCGGCATCAAAACGCGAATCATTAAGCAATACCTCCCCATCATCAACAAGTTGGTAAACAAGTATCTCGCTGCGATGGATTTCTTCGTGAACTTCACGATTGACGAGGAATTCAATGAGGTCATCAAGAGCAGGCATCGGGACGATTTCTCGTATGAGAACTTCTCCGAGGGAGAGAAGCAGAAGATCGACCTTGCGCTGTTGTTGACTTGGCGCAGCGTGGCTCGCATGAAGAATTCAGTCAACACAAACCTCCTGATTCTGGACGAGACATTTGATTCGTCCCTAGATAGTAAGGGAACGGATGCACTGTTGGAGATTCTCCATCAGATGCCAGACAATACCAACATCTTTGTTATCAGCCACAAGGACCAGTTGCACGATAAGTTCAATCAGTCCATTCGATTTGAGAAGAAACAAAACTTTAGCAGGATCATGACATGAGCAGAAAAATATCGTTTGTAGATGGTGAAATGGTTGAATGGGAAATCCTCAAGTTAGTGGATCAGTACGATCCTATTCTACGGACACCCACAATTCCAGTCAACTTCGATGTAGCTACAGGGCAGAATATTGCTTATGCGTCAATGAGCCTGATGAAGACTTGCGAGTATCATAACGGATTAGGACTGGCTGCGAATCAGGTTGGAATAAAGTACAGCATGTGTGCAATCAATCACATTGATGAGAATAAGGTGTTCTGCCTGATCAATCCAGTCATTACATCCAGAAGTCCCGAAATGAGTTCATACAACGAAGGTTGTCTTTCGTTCCCCGGCTTGTTTCTAAAGATTCCCCGCAACTCTTGGGTTGAGGTTTCTTTTCGCGCAGGCAACGGAACGGAAATGACTAAGAAGTTCGAAGGTATCTGGGCAACGTGCGTACAGCATGAACTGGATCACCTTGCCGGTATCTGCTACACTGATCTTGTCTCTCCGATTAAATTAGACATAGCTAAGAGAAAGATCGCGCAAAACATGCGGAAAATCCGCAAGGCTACAACAGGCGCGTAAGTCATTGATTTGACACAGATTATCCCGCTTGCCTTTTACTGGATATTCTCGTAAAATGGTTCTACAGTAGAGGTATTTATGTCTCAAGTCATTCTTTCTGAATCGAAGTCCGTTCTCGCAAAATTGCTTGCGGGTGAAAACATTACGGTTGTGCATAAGCGCATTTCTACCGCGATGTTCGATCTTAAGACTCGCACTCTGTATGTCCCTATCTGGGAAGATATGAGCGGTGATCTTCACGATTTGCTCGGTGGGCATGAAGTTGGACATGCTCTGTTCACTCCTGCCGAGGGGTGGCATTCTGCTATTCACGATAAAAATGGCAAGTTCATCGGCAAGTTTAAAGACGTTTTGAACATCTGCGAAGATGCGCGAATCGACAAGTTGATTAAGCGCAAATATCCCGGTCTTGCGAAGCCGTTCGTTGAGGGTTACAAAAACCTGTACGAGCGTGATTTCTTCGGCATCAAGAAACTAAAAGACCTTTCCAAGTTGAATCTTCTGGATCGCATCAACCTTTATGCAAAGTGTGGTGCGTTCCTGATCGTGCCTTTCAATGATGAAGAGCGCGAGCTAATGAGACAAGTTTCTAACACTGAAACTTGGGAACAAGTGTGCGAACTGGCTGCGCGACTTTTCGAAAAGGCTAAGGAAGAAAAGAGCCAGATCAACAATCTGGACGACCTTACCAGAGAGTTCATGCGTCAATTTGAGGAAGATTTGGATAAATCTGAATCGGATGATGCTGATGACGGCAACGATGACGATGATTCGTTGCCGGTAACGTCACTCTCTGAGGATGACGATGAAGATGAATCCGATGAAAAGGAACCGTCTGCGTCTGATGATGCTGAAAAAGGCGAAGATTCTGACAAGACGGCAGAAGGCGAACCCGAAGAGGATTCCGAAGACGATTCCGAAGACGATGACGCTTCTGGGGCAAGTGGTGAAGATGACTCAGAAGATGACGATGAATCCGATAAAGAAACGGATACCGGCTCTGAGGGTGGAAAAGATGGTTCTAGCGACGATGATGATGAACCTCAGTCTATCACTGATCGCAAATTCCGTTCCCGCGAGCGTGAGCTAATTACAGATTCGGTAGAGATTTACACCTACAATCTGCCGACTCCTTTGCTTGATCGTATCATCGTACCTAACAAGGTGTATGTCGATAACTTCTACGATCAGGTTGCTTCTGCCAAGAATATTTACGTAAAGAACAACGCGCCAAATCCAATCACAGAAACTTGCGGTAAGCGATTCAATCAAAACAACAATCGCTACATCAATCTTCTGGTCAAGGAGTTTGAAATGCGCAAGAATGCGAGCCAGTATGCTCGCACTCAGGTTGCTCGTACCGGTGAGTTGGACATGTCCAAGCTGCACAAGTACAAGTACAGCAACGATATCTTCAAAAAGATTTCGGTTGTTGAAAAGGGCAAGAGCCACGGCATGATCATGTTTGTGGATATGTCAGGTTCCATGGCATCCATGTTTGGTGCGACCATGGAGCAGACGCTTATTCTTGCCGCGTTCTGCCGCAAAGTAGGTATTCCGTTCGATGTGTACGGTTTCAGTGATGACAAGGATTACCTCTATTACATGATTCACTCCGCGAAGAAACTTTCGCGCGAGTTTGTCGGTAAGAAGTTTGAACGCTCGGATAACGACAAGTACAACATCTACGAAGAAAACTTCCATCTTATTCATCTTATCGGTTCTAACCTTGCCGGTAATCAGTATCATCGTGCATTTGACGTAATGGCGACGGTAGCTCTGAACTGGAAAAACAAAATGTACCCGAAGATTCCGTTGAATTGGAGAGCTACGGGATTTGACCTGAGTGGTACTCCGTTTACACAAGCACTAATGGCATCGCGTCCAATCATTGAAAAATTCAAAGTGAACAACAAGGTCGATATCACCAACGTCATTTACCTGACTGATGGTGCAGGCTGCGGTTGCTTCCAGTTTCTAGAAGTCAAAATGTCTGATATCAATCCGGCAACGGGTAAGCCGAAGATTGAGCAGCACGTTTTCCTGATCGACAAGAAAACTAAGCAGCGTATCGAATTGGGTATGTTTGGATATGGTAAGTCTCACCAGATGGCAATGACAGAGTTTGTTCGCTCAGTTACGTGGGTGACTCTCATTCCGTTCGCGCCCGTATTCACGCTGCAATGGGTGAAGTCAGTGAAGATCAGACTAAAGTGTGGGAAAAGTTCTGGCGTGAGAATGGTTATTACAGCCTGCCGAATATCGGTTATGACATGTATTACTACGTCAGACAGGGTAGCGGCAATCTGAATGATAACGAGTATGAACTCGACGGTGACATGACCAACAAGAAGATTGCGAAAATCTTCTCGGATGCGCAGGGTGACAAGCGTAAGCATCGGGTTCTGGTTTCCAAGTTTGCACAGGATATCGCGGCATGATCGCATACAAGATTCGTAACAAAAAGACCGGGCTGTTTTCGATGGGCGGGATGGATGCACTTGTGCGCAACTCTTCATGGAGAAAGACTGGCAAGGTCTGGAAGCAGATCGGGCATTTGAAGAACCACATCAATCAGTTGTATTTCCCTCGCAACAAGAAAGACCAGATTTACACTCTGGACGATTTCGAAATCGTAGAATACTCGTTGGTCGAGTCGTCCGTATTCAGTGTAGAAGACCTCATTCCAGATTTGAAACTGTAGAGGATATCATGGCTATATCGACATTTATTACGCCACCACCGATACACGATGGTACGGTATTTGGTATACCTTACATTTTCGATAACAGGACTGACGAATACATTTTACAGAATGGTCGGCGGTTTAACCGACAAACTGAAATGATCGAATATGTCAGGGATAACCTTGCTACCGTGCAAGCAGACATAGTTTTAGAACAGATAAGAGCGCGGCGAAATGTGGATCATCTTTCGGCAGTTGCACCACCCACAATCATGCATCGTCCTGAGATAGAAAAACGAAATAGGCAAGTTCAATTGAAATGGGATAAGGAATTCAACGCTAAAGTTCTCAATCTCGTCACCAAAGTAATTGAACAGGGGCAAGTGCATGTTGCGAAGATGGATACGATTAATCTGTACAGTCCTGACTCAGAAGATAAGTATGTCGATGGTAAGGTTGAACACCACACTATCACCTATCCGAAACATATGGAGCGCAGTGAAGCTTATCATTCTGTACGGGCGCAGGCTGAAAAGATCATCAGAACAACCATGCCGCCGCCCATGCTAATACCAATTGAGGATTGATGTAATGATGTACATGATTCAAAACGCTAAGACGGGCAAGTATTCCAAGGGTGGTTGTCCGTGTCCTATATGGACCGATAACATAGACGATGCAAAGGTCTGGAAGAAAAAGTCATTCGTCAAGAGCCATCTTACTAACATCAAAAAGTATTCGGAACCCGCAGATGACAACGATCCTTACTATTGGCTCGTGATCGAATGTAAGATTGTGCCGTGGAATACCTTCGCCGCGCCCACCTTCTCGTAAGTTATTGATTCAAAAGGAGTTTCAAAGGTTGCCATTTGTTGCGGGTTCCCGCATACTGGTAGCATAGATAGTCAACATGGTTGAAGATATGAGCCGCCAAAGTAAGTACACTGTGGAATTACAAGAAAAATTCATCGAAGACTTGATTGCCGAATTTGGCGATACGGTTACATCCAAGCAAATTCTGGACTTTGCGGAGAGTAAATCTCTGCCAGTCCCGTATTTCCTTTTGCGCGACGACAAGCGCAAGATCGCTCGCGGCAAATATCGCCTTTGCACTCGCGCCGCTCTTCTGAAAAAGGGTTCAATCTCGCATTCTATCGCGACGGCATTGGACAAGATCGAAGAGGCACCGGCAATGCTGCCGTCTAGCAACGTTTTGCAGATTGCTTCGAAACGTGCGCTGAACGTTACCGATTCCTTCGTTCCTGATCGTCTGGACACTTACGTTCCGTTTGGTTTCTTTGACGATCTTCGCGACATTACTAATTCAAAAATGTTCTATCCTGTCTACATTACTGGACATTCCGGTAATGGTAAGACGCTCATGATCGAACAGGTTTGCGCATCGCTCGGACGCGAAATGATCCGAGTGAACATCACAAAGCGCACCGATGAAACGGACCTGATTGGTTCGTATGAACTGATCGACGGTTCGACCATTCGGCGCGAAGGTCCAGTGATTACAGCCATGCGCCGTGGCGCGGTTCTACTTCTGGATGAAGTTGACCTCGGAACCGAGGACTTACTTTGCTTGCAGCCGATTCTGGAAGGCAAGCCGTATTTCGACAAGAAAACAGGTGAAGTGATTCACGCTGCGTTCGGATTCAACATCTACGCCACTGCCAACACTAAGGGTAAGGGTGACGCGGACGGTCGTTACCTTGGCGCAAACATCATGAACGAAGCCATGCTTGAACGCTTCGCGCTTACGGAAGAGCAGGAATATCCCGATGCAAAGACTGAGCGCAAGATTCTTGCGAAGAACTTTGCAGCACTGGAAATTGACGATCCTGACTTCATCGAACGTCTGATTACGTGGGCAGAAGTCATTCGAAAGGCTTTCGTTGACGGTTCGGTGGATGAAATCATTTCCACGCGCCGACTCGTTCACATTGCGAAAGCGTACAAGATTTTCAAAAAGAATCGAATGAAGGCTATCGAAAAGTGCCTCAATCGTTTCGACGTAGAAACAAAGACGGTATTCCTCGACCTGTACACTAAGGTCGATGCCGAAGCTTTCAAGGTCGATGCTGACGTAAGAATGCCGGAAGCGGCTGAGTTCGACAAGATGGTGACTATGCTTTCCAAGCAGTACAAGACTCCGGTTTCGATTTACAAGGATGAAGCTAAGAAGTGCTACGTTGTCGATGCGTTCAACCGCAAGACCTCGGTTTCGTATGCATCCATTGCAGCCGCATCTTCGCCAGAATTGATCTTCGATCAAACGGTCAGGGATCATCAGTTCCTCGTACCGGAAGCCTGATATGAAAGAACGACACATTGGATTCACTGGCACTCGTAACGGAATGTTGGAAAGTCAGAAGAACTCCCTAAAAGGACTTTTGGAAGCTGCGGTTGCGATAGCAGGCGAAAGTGAAAAAGTAATACTCCATCATGGCGATTGCAAAGGTGCGGACGCAGAGGCACATGAGATTGCGCTCGCGGCAGGATGCGAAGTCATCATTCACCCGCCAGTAAAGCGTGCCATGCGTGCGTACTGTCAGGGTGCGCGGGAAAATCTGCCGTTCAAAGACTACTTAGAACGCGACCGATGCATCGTGGATTCCACAATCGGTATCATTGCTGCACCTAAGTCAGATAAGGAAGAGCGACGTAGCGGCACATGGTACACCGTCCGCTATGCTCGTAAGATGAATAAGAGAGTTTATATACTCTCGCGCGATAAAACGATCTAGACTTCCTCTACTCATTCTGGTATAATGATACCTGTAATGAGCTAATTGACCGCAGGCTCAGAACACTAATTGTAGTTGCGGTTTATTTGTTTTGAGGTTTAATTCTATGAGTCTATCTCTTCGTGAAAAGCTGCTACGCAGTTTTGACAATCCGGTGTATAACACCTTCACAACCAAACAGGCTGCGGCTCGTTTCAAGGTTGCTCCCGCTACGGTTACTAAGACCGTCAATGCTCTGCGTCTAGAGGGGCATCCCATCTACCGCAATAAAAAGACCTACGAAGGTCGCACGATCAACGTCTATCGTTACGGAACCCCGTCGAAGCGTTTTGTGCGTAACCTCCGCGCCGGTCGGACGCAGATTGCTCTTGAAGCTCTCAACGGCTAAGAGTAAAGTCTAATAAGACTTCAAGAAACCCCTCGTTCTGAGGGGTTTCTTCGTTTTAGGGTTTACTTTATGATCGAAATGTTGTAAACTATGCTATATACTTTCGATCATTATTCCTGAGTGGAGTCGCAATATGCAAATTGAAATTTCGGTAGATGAACTGCGCAAGCACAAACTCTTTGTCGCTACACCGATGTACGGTGGAATGTGCCACGGCATGTATGCTAAATCAGCCTTAGACTTACAAGCTTGTTGCTCGCAGTATGGAATCGAAGTTAAGTTCTCATTTATCTTCAACGAATCTCTAATTACTCGCGCACGTAACTATCTAGTAGACGAATTTTTGCGCAGCGGCATGACTCACATGCTATTCATTGACGCAGACATTCATTACGATCCTCGCGACGTAATTGCCCTTCTTGCTCTTAAGAAGGATATCATCGGCGGTCCTTACCCTAAGAAGTCGATCAAGTGGGGCGCAATCAAAGATGCCCTCAAGAAGAATCCAAACATCGAACCTGCGGAACTTGAAAAGGTTGCAGGTGACTTTGTGTTCAATCCAGTTCCCGGCACCGAAAAGTTCGGCATTGGTGATCCGATTCCCGTTTTGGAAATCGGCACTGGCTACATGCTGATCAAGCGTGAAGTCTTTGACAAGCTCAAGGAATCATTCCCCGGTATTGAGTACAAGCCTGACCATGTGGGGCAAGCCAACTTTGACGGTTCGCGCATGATTCATGCCTACTTCGACACTGTAATTGACACAGCAGAATCTTACACTGGTGGCGGTACGATGCGCTACCTGTCGGAAGACTACATGTTCTGTCAGATGTGGCGCAAGATCGGTGGTGAAATCTGGCTTTGCCCATGGATGAAGACTCACCATATCGGCACGTATGCCTTTACGGGTGACATGGCAGCCGTCGCAAACTACGTGGGAACACTCTAATGATTACCATGAGAGCAAAACTAAAGGTTACTAACATTACGACTTACGAGAGTTCTACTGTTATTGGTCTTACATTCAATGCGGTTTCCAAGAAAGAGGCATATCCTTCCGATGGTTATGATGAAGATAACACATATTCCCGGTGGACTCCATCAGCAGAATTGAAAATGCAGATTGCCAATCCTGACTTGCTCGACAAGTTTGTAGTCGGGCAAGAATTCTACGTAGATTTTACTCCTGTGGTGAAATAATAATTATGTCCAAACTCTCTTTCCAGTTGTCGGGTCTTTCTTCCATGTTCTACCCTTTTTTGCGGCAGACATTTTAGCCCTGACTTCTGGAAGTTTGGATGGATTGTTGTTTATGTTCCGCTCAGTAACCCAAGGTGATTCTTTCCCGGCATTCCAAGATGGCTTGCCAGTCTTAGCGTCAGCAATCTTTTTCCGTGTTTTTTTAGTATGAGTTTTTCCGTAAAAATGATTATTTTCGCCAAGCATCCATTCGCTACGCTTCTGTCTTTGTTCAGGAGTATGCTTGCGTCCGGTGTTGGCTTTCCTGACGGACTCAATGATGGCTTCGGCTTGGGTGATTTGACCGGAGAGACATTTCCATGCGATTTCATCTTCCCATCTACCATGTTCATCAAACAAGGCTTTGTGGGCGAGCGCATGGTCTTGAACACTAAGTTCAATTAGGTTATCTGGATGGTCACTTCCACCCATATGACGAGGAACGATATGATGTTTATGTTTGACCATGACTCTACTCCTTATTGGTCTAGTAGGGTTTATTTATACAATTGGAGTTTTTGACTATGGCAGGGCTTATAGTTGGATTTGTTGGTTTTATTGGCAGTGGTAAGGGAACCGTAGCAGACATTCTTACCCATAAGTACGGTTTCAGTAAGGAAAGTTTCGCGAACGCAGTGAAGGACGCAGTGGCACCTATCTTTGGGTGGGATAGGAAAATGTTGGAAGGTGATACAAAAGAGTCTCGCGAGTGGCGGGAGACTCCTGATTCATGGTGGTCTGAGAAGTTGGGGCGGGAGTTGTCTCCTCGGCTCGCCCTGCAACTAATGGGAACGGAAAGTGGTCGTAACGTTTTCCATAAAGACCTGTGGGTTCTGTCTTTTCTAAGACGCACTGATCCGGCTAAGAACTACGTCCTCGCTGACGTTCGCTTTCCTAACGAGATTGACCTGATCCGTAACAACGGTGGCAAGGTTGTCCGAGTTAAGCGCGGTCCTGATCCTGAGTGGTACAATACGGCTGAAGCTTACAACGTGTCTACGCATTGGGATGGCTCCATGCAGCAGATGAAGTCTTATCCTAATGTCCATTACAGTGAGTGGGCATGGATCGGCAAAGCCTTTGACGATGAAATCACTAATTCAACTACACTTGAAGACCTTGAGAAAAAGGTTGTGAAATTGATTCAAGCGTGATATACTGTACACACCTTTGGAGTTATTATGAAACTAAGTGATCAAACAATTGAGATTTTGAAGAATTTTGCAACCTTGAATCAAGGATTACAATTTCGGGCGGGAAATGAACTCACAACCATTACAACAGGAAAGTCTATCCTCGCAAAAGCAACAGTGGCAGAGACTTTCCCGCTCGATTTTGCAATCTTCGATTTGAATAGAATTCTCGCGAAGCTTTCCTTGTACAAGGAATGTGAAGTGGAATTCGAAACGGATCGTATGGTCTTTAAGAGTGTAGACGGCAGGCGTAATGACTACGTGAAATATTCTTCGCCTAAGATGGTTAAGTCCCCAGACCCCGACAAGAAAATCATCATTGATGAAGCGGACTACGAATTCGATCTGTCTGCCGAAGACTTGCAATGGCAGCGGCGAAGCGCAGGAATTTCCGCTTCGCCATTC